CCTTCAACAATTACATTGTCAACCTTATCAAATTCTGTACTTGCTTCTACAATAATATCATCCACTTTATCTAATTCTGTATTTATTGCAGTTAAGGCGGTTGCGAAATCACTACTATTATCTGTTTGAGTTGCAAGTTCAGCAGCTTCTGATTTAGCAAGAACAACTTCCGCTTTTGCAAGAACTAAGTCAGCATCTATTTTATCACATACTGCCTGAGTTTCATCTAATTCTGTATTCATAGCTGTCAATGCAGTTGTTATATCTGAGTTAGATGATTTATTACCCAACACATTTTGTAATGACCTAACAGCACCATACAATACAACAAGATGTTCTGCCTCATCTGGGAACACTGCAATCGCACTCTCTCCATAGGCCACTGCCGGATACTGAACCTCTGAATAGGTACAGGAACCACCGTCAGGTAAAACATCAAGACTATTATTATCTATGTAATAAACGGGATCTGTGACCGTAGCATGATTCATGTCATCCTCATCCTTGGCCCTACCTTTGTCACTTGCCTTAATTCTCCTACAAGGTTGTTTTATATCACCATCGCTTCTAAAAACATTCAGCACCTTTCCGGTGTTCATCGTACTCGCACTACCAGAGGTGAACGACACCTCAGCTGAACATAATGGTAACAGCCTAGTTGGTAAGCCATTAATGACCTCTTTGGCACCATCCGTAAGGAATTGCGTTAGTTCGTTTTGAGTAGGGGAACTACTACCATCTAATGCAAGACTTGTTAATCCTTCTACTTGTACTTCAAATGTTGCCATTATACACTCGCTACAAAGACCTCAACACTAATAGCGTTACCTCCCGGTTGAACTACGAGGCTATCCAGATCAACTAGATCTGTCACTAGATTAGCATTTGCATCCGATACTCCAATGCCATCATGCCCAGATCCCATCATAAAGCTTTTTCCAGCTTCTAATAAAACACTGGCTGAAACATCTGCACCGGAATCATCTTCACCAACCTCAGCTTGAAGACTTAATGTTAAATTGTTAGAACTGTCTAAATTAGTAACTCTAACGTACCTTACATCTTGTATATCCAAAGCCCCATCAAATTTAGTTGCACCACCTGCGGCACCCGCAACTTGTTTAAAATGAACAACAGTTGTTTCGGCATTTGCTGGACAGGTGACAATTCTTTTATAGATCTCATCAATACTTGATATTTCCAATGTTCTCTTGGAACCATAGTCCTGATTGTCCAGTACGATCTCTTCTTGTATCTTTACTTTTAAAGTAGCCATTATTTCTTACCGTATTTTACCCTCTTACCAGTTTTCTTGGCATATTTTTTTGCGGCTTTCTTGCCCGCTTTTGTGTACTTGAATTTTTTCTTACCAACTTTAG